GCGAGATAGTGGGCTACGAACGGCTTGGCGAATGCCTTGGTTGCGGGGAATGCTGTGAGCGGCTTGCCTATGGTTGTCTAATGGCCGAATCCCCCAAAGAGGCCACGGACGGAAAGTATGCGGACTTAACAAAGAAAGAAGGCTGGGTCGTAGAAGATTGGGATGATCCCAATAAATGGCGATGGTGGGGACCTTTCGATATTACTGAGCGCAAGGAGCCGTGTCAATCGTTCAATCCCGAAACCAAGCGATGCAAGGTATTTAAGGAGAAGGAATGGCCAGAACTTTGCCGCAAGTTCCCATTAAGACCAGAAGATATGGCGGGGTTATCCAACTGCGGATTCAGATTCGAGAGGCTTGAGGCGTAGGAAATGGTGAAAAAAGATATCACGATCACCTTTAAAGTCAAGGGGCTTTGGAAGATCAAGATATTCCTTTGGCTTTGCCAAGCCATGATACCGTTTTTGCCCGGCGAAGTCATTTACAAGGCTGCTTACAACTTTGTATCGAACAACTTGGAATTGGAGATAGGGTGATAGCCGACATCATCAAAGAGATGCGAAGGCAACTGGTGGGTGAGAAGAAGGCGGTGACGGGCCTCCCCGTGGGATGGGGGCCATCCACCAGCACTCCCAAGGTGGATTTCGCCACGCTTTCCAAAGACGGGTACGAAAAGAACGCCCTGATCTTTGCTTGCATCAATGAGTTGGCATCATCGGCTTCCGAGGCCAAGTGCATCGTGGAGAAGCGGAACCGCAAGGGGGAATGGGGGCCGTGGCCCCAAAGCCGTCTACAAAGGCTTTTGGATAGCCCCAACCCGTTAATGTCGGCCTACGAATTTTGGTTTCACGTGATCCTCTATCAATCGTTGGCTGGCAATTGCCTTTTTGAGAAGGAGCCGAGCAAGGCCGGTTTAACAGTGGGCCTTTGGCTCATGCGGCCCGATTATGTGAAGATCAAGGCCATGGAGGTCAAGACCGGAGAGCGCACGAGGAAAAAGATTGAGTTTTACAAATGGCAACCGCCGGCAGGGGGCTTGGTGAACTTCGTGCCCGAAAAAGTCATCCACTTCAAGCACCCTCATCCCAGGGATGAACTTTGGGGCTTCCCCCCATTAGCCGCGGCAGCCAGGGCGGGGGACACCGACAACTTCGCCACCGATTTCGTCCAAGCGTTCTTCAGGAACGCCGCCGTGCCGTTCGGGATACTGAAGATTGGTGGATTCGTTGATGAGGCCATGCGGAAAGAAGCGAAGCAGCGTCTTCAACAGTTGTACGGAGTTGTCACTGGGCAGGCCAGATGGTTCGACCCGATGATATTGGGCGACGATTCCGAGTGGATCGAGATGGGCAAGTCGATGAGCGACATGGATTTCCCGCAGTTGCGGATGATCACCGAGACGCGGATATGCGAGGTCTTTCAGGTGCCCCCGATCTTGGTTGGGAGTTATGCAGGATCGATCGCGACGACATACGCCAACTACGCCGAGGCCCGCAAATCCTTCTGGTTGGAAACGCTCATGCCGATCTACAAGAAGCACGCCGATACGCTCAACTTGCAATTGGTCCCGGAGTTCGGCAAGGACATACGGGTGATATGGGACTTTTCGCAAGTCAAGGCGCTCCAGGAGGATAAGGATGCCGCCTGGGCCAGGGCCACCCAGGCGTTCGGCGCGGCCATGATTACCCGTAATATGGCTCTTGAAGAAATCGGCAAAAAACCCGTACCCGGGGGCGACATCTTTTTGCAGCCAATGATGCTATTGCCTGTGTCCGCCGAGGAAAAGCCAACGGCCCCTGGGGTGAAGGGCTTTGAATTGAAGAGTGCCCAAGTCCCCGAAGAGGCCAAGGAGCGGTGGGCCAAAGCGGTTGATCTAGTGGCCCGATCATACGAAAGCATCTTCAAGAAAACCGCCCGGGGACTATTCAAGGCAGAGAAGGAAGCCCTGTTGAAGATATTGAGGAAGGAAGGGAAGGCTTCCACGAAGGGGGCACCATTCAACACTTTCTTGATGTTTGCGGCGGCTTACTTGGCTGGGAGCAAGGACGAATGGGTGGATGAATTTCAGCCCCTCTTCGCAGGGCTAGTGGCTGCTCAAGGCGAGAACATCTTGGCTGCTTATGGGATTTCCTTCGACATTGCCAGGCCGGAAGTTCAGGAGTTCTTGCAGAAGTACACGATGAAATTCGCGCAGGGGCTATTCGAGAATAGTGACGAAAAACTGAAAGCCCTCATCATGCAGGCGCAATCCGAAGGTTGGTCTGTGCCCACGACAAGGAATGGCATCATGGAATTGTGGGACGGGTTCGAAAAGAATCGAGCGGAATCTATCGCCAGGACCGAGACGATAAGAAGTTCCAATCACGGAGCGGTGGAAGCCTGGGCGCAAGCGGGGATAGAGAAGAAGGAATGGTATACAACCAAAGATGGCCGGCAATGCGGGTGGTGTGATGCGATGCACGGGAAGATCATCAGCATAAGGAGCAATTTCTTGGGAATGGGCGATGACCTATCCATAACGGATGAGCAAGGCAAGACACGGGTAATGCGCATTGATTACCAGGACGTTTATGCGGGTTCTCTTCATCCCCAATGCCGATGCGGAGTGTTGGCCTATTTCGAGTAAGGAGGTGAACTTATGACCGAGAGATGGGAACCGAAGGAACGCAAATCCTTCCCGTTCGTCCTTGAAGAAAAGGGCGTTGATATGGAAGAGCGCACTTTCAAAGGCTATGCGGCCGTGTATGGCCACTTCGACGGCAAGGACATTATCGACAAGGGAGCGGGCAAGAAGACGCTCGCCGAAGCGGGTCATCGTGTCAAAATCTATCATATACACAATTGGAACGAGCCGACGGGGAAGCCAATCGAATTAAGGGAGGTCCCCAGAAGCAAACTGCCGCCGAAGGTCTTGGAACGCGCCCCTGATGCTACGGGTGGGCTTTATGTGCATGGTTATATTAGCAAGACCACGAGGGGCGAAGATGACTTGGTGTTAATGAGGGATGGTGTCCTCGATGAACTCTCGATAGGCTTCGATACTGTCAAGGAGGAACGGGAGGAGCACGAAAAATTCGGCAACGTGCGCCACATCAAGGAATATAAACTTTACGATATTTCCCTTGTCCCCCTGGCCATGCAAGAAGGAGCCATCGTTGTGGATGTGAAGGCGGCATGGGAAGAGAAGGTTGAGGAAACCGACGATTTCATTCATGTTCCCGCCCCGGGCGAGGCCGGGAAACACGAAGGCGACGATCACCGCCTGAGGACTATCATGCTCAGCGAAGACGAAGGCATCCAAGCCGTTTTTTGCGGCGTGTGTAAAGTGAATACCAAGTATATCTTCGAGAAGGAAAAGACCTGGACAGTCAAGAAGGCGGTGGCCTGGGTCAAAGAGCATCACGAGAAGGAAAGCGACAAGGCCATCTTCCTATTCGACTTCGAAGCGGCCGATTTAGAGGCCCGTATACAGCGGGCGAGGATTCAAAGGCAAGGGATAGAAGCAATTTAGGGGGAAGAATGGCAAGACCAGGGGATGTCAAACTTGAACTCGGTCCTTTTGGGATATGGACAAACATCATTACGGACGTTGATGACGAAGGTAAAGATACTGGTGGTTGGCTTTTACCGCCAGGACAACCTAAGGAACTCATCGATGATCTAGTTCAAGAAGCAAAGAGACTAGCAGCACTTTAGGGGGAAACGTGGAAGAGAAGACAGCAATAGAGATAGTAGAGCAATATCTAAGAGAATTGATGGCGGCCCATTTAGAAGCCTGGGGAAAGGAATTGGATGCTTTAATAATGGGCGAGATAGAGGAGCAAAAAATAGAAAAACCTTAACAGCCTATTTTGGTCAAAATATCCAAGGGCAAGCCGAGCCGGGCCTGGTGTTCCACTCACTTGCGGTCAACTTGGAGGCTTGGGTCTCCAAGAGGACGAGGACTACGACCGCATTACACCTTGAAAGGAGGTGAAACAGAGTGGAACACAAAGAAAGGTACGAACAGGCACTGGCGGAGAACGAAAAGGGGCTTGCCCTCTTTGCTGCCATCCAGAAGGGCGACGAGCCCTATGAGAAGATGGCGGAGGCCGAGGCTCACATTGCCGAGGCCGGGAAGTTGATGGACCAGGCCAACCTGGTCAAGAAGGCCGCGGAGCAAGCGGCGTTCCTGACCGAGGGCATTGGTTCTCTCACTGCCGCGCCGCCAGAGGGCAATGGTGATACGCCCCCAGAGTCCAAGTGGGGCTCCCTTAGCGAATTTGGCGTCGCCGTAGCCGCCATGGGCGATCCGGCTCTCAGGGCAGAGGTGGAGGCCAAGGGGCTTCTCTCGGACGACTGGCAGACAAAGTTGCTCCAGGAAGCCGTGGGCGCAGCCGGGGGGTTCCTCGTCCCGATCGAGTACAAGCCGGAACTCTTCCAGAAGGCATACGAGGCCAGTATCGTGCGGCCTCGCGCGACCGTATTACCGATGACTGTGACGCAACTCCAGATGCCGAGCCTCGACCAGACCATCCTACCCGCAGCGCCGCTCTCGGCCTTCTTCGGAGGGCTGAGATTCTTCTGGACGGAGGAAGGCGCACCCAAGACGCTCACGGACATGGACTTCAAACTCATCGACCTCATTGTCCATGAGTATTCCGGCTATCTGCCGGTTACCAATAGGCTGATCGCCGATAGCGCCATCTCGCTAGAGACGCTAATCCGCACCCAGTTCGGCAAGTGTGCCGCTGGCTACGAGGATTGGCATTACCTCAACGGCAACGGCGTGGGCCAGCCGCAGGGAGTCATTAGCGCGGGTGCGACCATCCAGCCGACCAGGGACACGGCTAACTGCATCGACTGGGACGACATCAAGAGGATGTTGCATGCGTTCCAACCGGGTGCCAACGGTGTATGGGTCGCTCATATCTGCACGATGGAGCAACTCATGGCCATGCAAGATGCGACTGGGCACAATATGTGGGTGCCCAATATGCGGGACGGCATACCGGAGAAGTTGATGGGCTATCCGCTCATCTTCACGGAGAAGGTCCCGAACCTCGGCACCAAGGGGGACATCAACCTCTGCGACTTCTCCTACTACCTGATCGGCGACCGTGAGCAGCCAACCATCGACTCCAGCATCCATTACAAGTTCGTGGAGAACCAGACGGTTTTCCGTCTATCCGCGAGGGTGGACGGCAAGCCGTGGTTGACGGCTCCCATCAGGTTGATGCCGGACGGCACCACGAGCATCAGCCCGTTCGTGTCGCTGAGCGAGGACATAACGCCTACGTGATCTTAACGGGGAGGGGTTCCAAATCCCCTCCCCTATACCCTAATGTAAAGGAGGTGAACAAGTGGGAACAGAACGAAAGATGACCGAACGCGACCGCTACACCGCCGATTACGATACAGTGGAGACGGACGGTCCCGCTCCCGAGGCAGGCCCATGCTTGCTCCCGCCGATAAACTTGGTAGCGGGCACATATTACACGCCCACGGTGGACATGCAGGGATACGAGAAATGCCTCTTCGACATCCTGGGCGGGGCGGCCCTTGATGCAGGTTCGACGCTGGCTATCACGGTCTTACAGTCGACCACCCCCGTGGCAACCTATACCCAGGCCGCCAGTGCTAAGGTATTAGCGGGCTTGGCCGGCTCCAAATTCATCGCGGACGATGGGTCAGGCGGAGATTACAGTTACAGCGGTTACTATTTCTACAAGATGAACCGCAAGTGGCTGATCGAGGTCGACGTGGAAGAGATGGACGTGGATAACCTCTTCCGCTACCTGCAACTGGAGATCATCGTTTCCAGTGGCGATGAGTGGATGCTGGCCATTGAGGCCATCAGGAGCGTGGCGAGTTATGAGCCGTGCCCGCAGACCTACGCGGACCAAGTGGTTGCGTAAAAGAGCATAAGATGGGGGCGGAGCAGATCGCCTCCGCCCCCGGTGGATCGTGTCAAATGGCCAAAGAGTGGATGTGGCATGGTATCCCGCGCGATCGTCCAAGCGGACGCAAGGATGCGGCAGACCGGATGCTAAGGGAGTTCGACGACCTGTGCAAACGCCTGGGCGTGAAATACTTTGTCGGTTGGGGGGCGTGCCTCGGTTTCTACCGCGGGGGCGACTACATACCCTGGGACAACGACATCGACGTCGGGGTGATGTGCAACGGCGAGCAGTTCGCCGAATTAGTGGGGGGCTTGTGCGAGTTGGGATACAAGACGGAGGGCCCCCCGCATTACAACCGCCATTGGTGGCGGGATTCACTTTTGCTCGACGTTTTCAGGGTCCGTCAGGATGGTGCCGGGGCTAGATTTTACACGAACTTGGGAACGATCAACCATAAAGGCCGGGATTACCCGGTGCCGGCCCCGATAGAGCCCTATTTTGTATGGCGATATGGGCCGGATTGGAGGATACCGAAACGAAAGCAGTCTACATCTCTGGTTGCTGGGACCTATTTCACATTGGCCATCTGAACGTTCTTAAACGGGCCAAGGAATTGGGCGACACCTTGATTGTGGGGGTGGCCACCGATCAATTCGTGGCATCTTACAAAGCAGGCCCGGTGATGCCGTTCAAGGAACGGTGGCGGATCGTGGAGGCGCTTCGCTGCGTGGATCTTGTTGTGCCGGCCAAAGGCTTCAAGGATATCTCGTGGCTGGATAAACATGGCGTGGACATACGGGTTGTCGGAACGCTCTATGGTTTCCATCGGGAACAGCGAGAATGCCTTGAGGAAGTCAAGAGAAGGGGGGTGGAAATTGTAGTTGTCCCAAGGACGCCACGCATTTCAAGCGAGAAAATCAAGGAGGTATGTTGTGAAAAACTGGTTGCTTTTGGCGCTTGTCCTCTCCGCCGCGATTCTCGGGGCTTGTCGATCTCCGAGCAAGCCGTTGACCATGGCCATCATTCCGGCAGAGGAAGCCGCGCTATCTCGCGAGCAATTCGGCCCCCTGATCGACTATCTGGGCAAGGAGTTGGGAAGCGAAGTGAAGTTGCTCATCGTGTCCGACTACACCGCCGTCGTTGAGGCGCTGAAATACGGACACACCGACATCGCCCGCATCGGGCCGTCTGGCTATGCCCTTGCCACCAAGGAAGCCGATATCGAGGCGATTGCCGTCGCCATTAAGAAGAAAACCGGCAAACCTAGTTACCATTCGTTGATTGTGGTACGGGCAGATCGGGACATAGTTGACCTCAATGGCAAGTCGTTCGCGTACGTCGACGTTGGCTCGACTTCGGGCTACCTTGTGCCGGCGACCTACATAGCGAGGGAAGAAATTGAACTAGGAGAGGTTTTCTTTGCCGGAAGCCATAGCGCAACGATAGAGGCTGTCAAGAACGGCACCGTGGACGCGGGGGCCATCGCCGACAACCGTTACTATATCGCCCTTGAGGAAGGGGTCATCGGGGAAGGGGAATTCGTAATCTTTTGGCAATCCGACCCGATATTCAACGCGCCCGTTGTGGTTCGGAAGTCAATGGATGCCGAATTGAAAGAACGCGTGCGAAGTGCCTTCCTTGCGGCTCCGAGGGAAATCGTGGAGCAGACGGGCATTGGTGAAATCGGATACGTCGAAGTCAAGGACAGCGACTATGACGCCATCCGAGAAATCCAAGAAGTGCTGGGGATAACCGACTAATGGAAAAACGGTGGATTACGATGGCTGTTCTTGGGCTTGTCTTCATGTGGGCCATGAGTGGGACAATGTATGATTTTCCCCGCGTGATTGTGGGGATGCCCTACATTCTCGATTACTTGGCGGCCATGTTTCCGCCCGATTTCACGGTCCTCCCGTCCCTCATAGTTCCGATGCGCGAGACGATGCAGATGGCCATTGTGGCAATTGTGCTGTCAACGGTGGTGGCCGTGCCATCTTCGTTCTTGGCGGCCAGGAACACCTCCCCGAACCTGGGGCTCTACTCGATGACACGGGCGGTAATCAATGTCTTGCGGGTGATCCCGACGCTCCTGTGGGCGATACTTTTCGTGGCGATGGTGGGCTTGGGACCACTGGCCGGGGTATTCGCCTTGACGTGCCATTGCATCGGAACCCTCGGCAAATTCTTTTCCGAATCTATCGAGGCGATCGAACCGGAAGTCCGAGAGTCTCTGGATGCCATGCGGGTGGATGGCGCCGACGAATTGAGGGTTATGGTTTACGGCCTTCTCCCGGCGGTTTGGCCATTGTTCATCAGTTACATCCTGTATTTCTTCGAATACAACATCCGCGTGGGCACCGTGCTCGGCCTGGTCGGGGCCGGCGGGTTGGGGCTTCAACTAACGATGGCCATTCGGCTTTTCAGGAGGCAGGAGACGCTTGCTATTATCTTGCTTATCTTGGGTACGGTGATGATTGTCGATCGGTTTAGTCGGTTGGTTAGAAAGAGATGCCTGGCATGAGGAGGAAGACCTAGTGCGGATACTCGTCGCAACGCCGGTCATGCGCGGCGAACTCTACAAGCGGGCGTGGCTGTCCTGGTACGCAACGGACTGGGATGGGCAGGTCGATTACATCCAGATGATCGGCGGAGACTACGATGAGAAACCTTATGATAATGTGGTCAGGAAATACAACGACATTCGCCGAGCCATGCTCTGCGGGGATTACGATGCGTTGTTGACCGTCGAAAGCGACATCATCGTGCCCCGGGACGCATTGAAGCGGTTGACGAGCATAGACGCCGACGTGGTTTACGGGCTCTACGTCTGGCGGATCGGCTATCCCTGGTGGAACGCCTATCCCGTGCTCAGGGCGGACAGGGGTGAAACGCTCAGCAATAGCCCGGAATTGGCCCGCGAAAAGTGGGGGCAGGTCATAGACGTGGAGGGCGTCGGGAACGGATGCACGCTCATTCACAGGCATGTTTTGGAAGCCGTGGATTTCAAATGGAAGCCTGGCGAGTTCGGTTGCTGTGATTGGCATTTGGCGCTGGATTGCCAAAGGCTGGGCTTCGTCCAGAAGTGCGACCTGGGGTTGGTATGCGGGCATATCGCGGTGGATCCGGTCCATCGCATTATTTGGCCCGATGGCGAGGCCAGGGGGTTGTATCGCCACGAACTGCTGGCGGATTGGGAACCACTCCCGAAAGATGACAAGTGGCTCACGGGCGTTGATGCGGCTGGTTCGCCCGGTTCGTTCAAAATTCCGAGTAGTGAAGTGCGGGATCGTGCTTATAGACAACTTCATGGCTTGGGGGATAAGCAGGAAGCATGAAAGTCAAAGTGATTGTGCACTTCGCGGAGAGGGGTGTCGTCGGGCGCCCCGGGGAGATCATCGATGTTCCCTGGGAGATGGCGGAAAGACTCATCCGGGAAGGGATGGCAAAGCCCATCGAATCCCGCAAGCGCAAGGGGCCCACCGAAGACAAGGCTCTTAGGCCGAGCGAGGACAAGAGTGAAGGTGCGAGTGGTTGACCGTTTCGTGGGCAAAGGGCGGGTGATTATATATCCCGGAGAGATAATAGACGTTTCCATTGAGCAAGCCGACATCCTGGTTCGGCGGGGCATTGCAGAGGTCATCGATGCCCAGCCCTTCGAGACGACCGTCGAATACGCCCAGCAGGTTTATAAGCAGAAGGCCAAGAGTGGCGACTGCGGGGGTTGTCCCTAAAGGAGCAAATAGATGAGGCGCATATACGACACCTTCACCGATACCAATGCGGTGTTGCTCCCCAACCATGTCTTGGACATCGATTTGGTCGGCGGGGGCTGGATCGCGGTTGCCGGGGTTTGGGACATACTCAGCAACGAGGCCAAGGCTACCGCTGTCGTCCAAGCGAGGGCCACCGTCGATAGCGGTATCTATGATGGGCGGTTCAAAGTCAATCTCATGGTGGGCTTAGCCACCGGCAAGGCATATCTCATCTTCCGCTTGAAGGACGCCGACGAGTATTGGTACGCCGGACTCGACGACAGCGGGCAAGTGGCGAACCTGTACGAGATGACCCCCGGGCCCCTTGCGGTTCTCCGGGCTCAGGCCGCTTTCGCCCAGGACGAAGCCACCTGGTACGAGATAAAGGTCTTGTGCCAGGGCGACTTCATCGAAGTCTACATCGATGACGTACTCTACCTCACCCATACGAGCGAAAGCCTACAAACCGAAACCGAAGCGGGAATTCTTGCTCCTTCCAATTCCGATGCCAGATTCGATGATTTTATAGTGGATGACAGGCCCACCTGCCTCTACTGCACGAGCGGGGATATCAAGGGAAGGATGGGGGTGCAATGGACGAGTGGGACGGCGTTGGATGCCGTGTTGGATGACCTCATCGCTTCCGCCTCTCGCCTGATAGACAATGAACTTGGTTGGCCCCATTGCTACTTCGCCGCCGCCGACCTCGCTGATCAAACCCGCCGCTTCGACACGGAAGCGGGGACGGAGATGTGGATCCCCCGCTGCCTAACTATTACTACTCTTTGGTTGGATACAACCGGCAATGGGGCTGTTGACACGCAATGGTTCCGGGGCACCGATTTCGAGGTCTGGCCTTACGGCGTTTATGGTACGGACTGGTTCAACAAGATCATCGTCAAGGAAGGGGCTAGTAGATCGTTCCCTACGGGCCAGAGACGCTTGGAAATAGTCGGGAGGTTCGGGGGGTATAGCACCCCGCCCCAGAAAATCAAGGAAGCCTGCATCATCACCGTCGCCCGCTGGGTCAAGCGGGCGCAGCAGATGTACCAGGACACGGGGGCCATCGTGGAGTTGGGCCAGTTGACCTATACGAAAGCATTAGACCCCGACGTGCAGGAGATATTGCGGGTAACTGAACGGAGGGTGGCTATTGGTTGAACCAGGGATCACCTTGAAGGTTGAAGGGCTGGAGGAGTTACAAAAAGCACTCCAGAAGTTTCCGAAGGAATGGCAAAAGATAGCCAGACAATCGCTTGGACCAGGGATGGCTTTGCTAGAAACGGAAGCCAAACAACTGGCTCCGGTAGATACCAGCCGGCTGATGACGAGCATCGGCTCAGAGATAGTTCGGGGTCCCGGCTCAGAGATCATTGGGAAAGTCGGCAGCAATGTGGAATACGCATCGTTTCAGGAATATGGCACACGGTTCCAACCAGGCAAGCCCTACTTACGGCCTGCCTTAAAGAGATACAAGGATAAGGTAGTCAAGATGTTCGAGGAAGGTATCTCTAAGGCGCTCAAGAGACTTCTAGGATGAGTATACCGGCGATCCTCACGGCTATGGCCACCTTGGAGACCGCGAACCGAGCGGCCCTGGGCATCAATCACGCCTATGACACGCCGCCGGAAGCGTTGGATGTTCACAACCTACCAGTCGCCGTGCGGTATTTGGACGGAATACCTCAATTGTCGGCTTCTCGCTTAATGGGACGTTACAACATTTACGATGTCAACATCGAAGTCCATTTCCCCAGAGGGGTCTTGCAGGAAGCGGTGGCATTGACCCTGCCGGTCATCGAGGCTTATCAAACGCTTTACGCGAACAACCTCTCGATAAGCGGGACATGTGACGTTAGCGGCTTTAGGGAACCAGCGTGTTCGCCGCCAATGGTATTGCGCTTCAAGGAAGGCCACCCGGTGACGATAGGCGTAATTCTTTATATGTGGATTAAAGAGATGTTGGACGATATAACGGTCAACCTATAACAGAAAGGAGGTGAAAAGATGACTATATGGGGAGTGAGAGACCTACGGGAGATACAGATAAAGTTTTGCACGACGCAACCCCCCACGGCCACCTGGGATGCCGCTCAGACGCCCATTGCCCGGATCGTGGGTACTTGCGGGATGAAGAAAGTCGTCAACAGGGTCTTTCCTACTGAGGCGACGGGCTTGATGTCCGACCACATCATGGGCAGGTATTACGACCCTTGGGTGATGGCCGAACTGCCCATCGCCATGGGCGATGAGGGTTTGACCTACCAGCAATTCCCCTGGTACTTGGCGATGGGGGCAGTTGGGGTCTTGAATTCCGCAGCCGGGGTTTGGACGTTCACGCCGATGTTGACAGCCGCCGATTATCCATACGTGGCTAGTATCATATACGGGGACAATGCCGGAGCGTGGATTGCCAACGCCTGCTTCGCCAGGCAGTTGATGATAAGCGCGGCGTTCAAGGGGCCTTGGAACCTGGAGGCCGACATCGTGGGCAGGGATATGGACGAAGATTCCCTCGAAGACATCGCCTACCCAACGCCACTCAATACCATCCTGGGGCAGTTGACGGTACTCAACACACATCCAAACTGTCAATTTGGCTCCGCCACGAAAATACCGGGCAAACTCATTGATTGGAGATTAACGATCCCCGGCTTCCACCCCAAGTTCTTCCAGGACGGGATACATTGGTATTCGATCATGGGGCTGGCTTCCCGGCACTTGACTTTTGAAGCCACCGTCGAATGGGATAGCGCTTGGAGCAAAGCGGAACATGCGATTTGGGCGGCAAGCCACTTTGCGGCCACGCCCAGCGTGCCGCGTTACATGGAATTGGTTGCTACGGGTGGCCCAACCGGTGGTGCCCCGGCGACCTATTCGACCGAGATCAAGATGGTGCTGATGTACGAATCCTTCGAAACGCTGGAAGAGCGGGATGGCAACGACATCGTGAAGTTCGTGGCCCGAAGCGTGTATGACGTTGGCCCCTGTGACGGGGGTTTCAACGAGTGGTCAATCGAGGTGAACAACGCTATAGCCGCCTTGCCATAGGAGGACAGCATGAAAATCGAAGTAGTTGAGTGCTTCGTGCATGGGGGAGCCGTCAGGCATCCTGGGGAAGTCTTGGAAGTTTCCCCAAAGATGGCGGAAGAACTCATTGAAAGGGGCGTCGCCAAGCCTGTCAAGCCCCCAAAGCGCAAAGAAACGGAATGATAACCGCCTACACAGGAGGGTAGGATGACTAAGAAGGCCAAAAAAGCCAGGAAGGCCAAGAAGGAAACCTGGGAGATCGATATTGACGAAGTGACACTCGACGACCTCATCCTTTTGGAAGAGGGGTCGAAAAGCCTAGCCAAAGCCAGTGAACTTCGTGAACTCTTGGGTCGATTGGTGAAGAATAAGAGTGCGAAGCAGATAGGCAAAATACCATTGGCCAAACTCTGGAAGCACATAGACACGATAGGGGAGGCCATTAAGGATACAATCCCAAAAGAGAACGACACGCCCTCATAGCATGGCTTGATGGCGCGGAGGGCGTGTCTCCGCCTTGGTGGGTCATTTATCTAGTGTTGGGGCAATTATGGCACAAGCCTCCTTGGGAACTCAAGAAAGAAGCCCCTCTTATTTGGGTCATCCGCCAGACGGAATATAGCGCACTAAGACAGAAGATCGAGAATATCAGGCTAAAGGGATAAACAAATGCCTGAAGTAGCAATTATAGTAACCGCGAAGGACCAAGCAAGTGCCACCTTGGGCAAGGTTGGCGGCAGCCTACAAAAACTTGGGAAGGTCGCAGCCATAGCAGGGGCGGCGGGCGTGGCGGCACTTGCCGGCATTGCGATGGGGGCCACCAAATTGGCCTTGGATGCGGCCAAACTGGAACCTACGCGCGTAACCTTCGACAACCTCTCGGCCTCCATAGGATCGACCGCCGATGCCATGCTCAAGAAACTCCGCCCTGCCACAATGGGCATCGTCAGCGACGCGGATCTCATGCAAGCGGCCAATAAAATGTTGGCTATGGGCTTGGCAGAGACGGAAGACGAAGCGGCCAAACTTTCTGAAATGGCCGTGACCTTGGGCATGGCGATGGGCGAAGATGCTACGGTATCTATGGAAAATTTCGCCTTAATGATGGCAAACCAGTCGATCCCCCGGCTGGACTCCTTCGGTATCTCTTCGGCCAAGGTTCGGGAACGCATCTTGGAACTCATGGCGGCCACGGAAGACATGAGCCGCGAGGAGGCTTTCAAGATCGCGGTCATGGAGCAAGGTGCCGTGGCCATGGAGAAGGTGGGCGACATTTCCGGCACAAGCGCGGTCACGATGGGCCAGATGAGTGCTACCATATCCAATCTCAAAATGACGATCGGGCAGGCACTTTTGCCGATCCTCAAGAAATTACTGGACTTCCTCGCGCCGATCATCCAAAAGGTCGCGGATTTCATAAGCGGCCTCACCAGCGGGGAAAAGGTGATCGGCGATTTGCCGGGGCCGATTCAAACGGTGATAGGGGTGATCGGGAAATTCGGGGAATGGGCAAAGAAGGTGGGGGCTTGGGTGATGGATACGCTCGTACCCGCCATTCAACGGCTCTTTGAATGGCTCGCGGACAACCTCGGCCCCATCTTCAGGGAGTTCGCCGATGAAATGGCTCCCCGCTTCCAAGCGGTGCTCAAAGCCATCAGTACCTTCGTCACAGAGACCCTGGTGCCAGCCCTGAGATGTTTCTGGGAGCGCACGGAGGGGATTCGCGAGGCCATCGTGCGCTTCATGGGCTCTGCGGCTGTCCAGGGGCTTAAGGCCTTCCTAGAGGGGTTGGTCATTGTCTGGGATACGGTGGGGGCTGGTATAAGCGGTGTTGTAGATGTCATTGGTTGGTTGATCGATAAAATCCGGGAAGTCATCGGCTGGTTCCAAACCCTGGGCGATCGGATACCTTCGTGGCTCATAGGGGGTAGTGCTTCACCGTTGGAAATCAGCATCCGGGGCATCGCCGACGCGTTCAGCCAACTCAACACCCAGATGATGCTCCAGCCCTACACTATGAGTCCGGTGACCGTCGCTGGGGCCGGCGGGGGCGATACGATCATCAACGTGGGCGGGGTTTACGGGGCCTGGGGGCCAGATGAAGCGATCGAGGATGCCTTTCGCGACGCAGCGAGGTACAGTTTGTGATGCCTAGACTAATCATATGCATGGAGTGCGGCGAGGAGAAACCGCTTAAGGCGCGTGGAATGTGTGGTGCTTGCTATCAAACTTGGTGGAGTCGTCGGAACCCCGCGAAGGCGGCTGCTACCCTGAAGCGATACCGCGTGAAGAACCGAGAGAAGCGTGCCGCAAAAACTAGGCAGTGGAAGGCGGATAATCCAGAAAAGGTGGCTGCTTCCCGCAGGCAATATTATGAGGAGAACCGCGAGAGGGAGGCCATCAATAGTAGGCGGTGGGCACAAGAAAATCCAGAGGCAAAAGCCGCTAAGAAATCGAGGCGACGCGCACGGAAGAAGACACTCCCTGATACGCTTACTGCCCAGGAAGCCGCACGAATCCTCGCTATTGGGCGGGCCGTTTATCCCAACCAAGAATTGCATCTTGACCATATTGTGCCGATTAGCAAGGGCGGAGGCACAACGCTTGGAAACGTCCATTTTATTCCTGCGAGTCTCAATTTCGGCAAGGGCAATAGATTGCCGCAAGAGATATACAAACAGGAGGCATTGTTTTGACAGAGGTGTTTAGAATCATCGGTAAAAACGATATCCATTTCGACGCAGGGGCCACCAGCAATTACCTCTTCACCCAAGGTAGGCCTCCCCGCAAGTTGAGTACGGTTCTAACCAGGAAGGAAGTGCTGGCTCTCCTGCCCCGCTTGCCCCTGGGCGTTAGGCCATTGGCCCTGAAGCACGGCCTATCGGTCATCACTATGGAGTTGAACATCCAGGGAACCGACGATGCCGACATGGAGGCCAAGGAGCACGCCCTGATTGAGACGTTGGTGGAGACCGACGTGTTCTTCTCCAATGGCGGGACGATGGGCACGAAGGGGGAGTTGCAGATCAAATCGGACGGGGCCTCCGAAGTTAGTTTCAAGAGCGTCTTCTTCGGCGTGGTGGACGAATTGGATGCCAGGGATGTTTTGGGGGCGGTGATAAAAGCGCATCGCTTGGAAGGACTCAGGCTCACCCTTTATTGCGAAGAGAACTGGCGGCCCAGCACCTTCAACCACCTCTTCAACGGCGGCTTCGAATTCTGGGATGGAATTGCCTATGGTGGGCCTGTAACAGACGTGGAACCGGATGGGTGGACAGATTTCGAAAGTTTTGCCGCCGGCTCAGGACAAAATGTTAGAGAATCCGCAGCGGGCTATTTTCAACAGGGTGTATATTCTTGGAGGATCAATGTCAATGGCATCAACGCTGGTGATTACAAGGGTGCTCGCCAAGATATTCTGCCCCACCTAATACCGGGAGTAACCTATACCCTTATCGTTTGGATTAGGAACGCCGCCATCACGAATGGAATCCTGAATGTTGGCGCAAGGGGTAGTGTTTCGGGCTGGCATGGGGCCTTTGGAGTCGGAACCGCGAACCCTGCTTTTACGCGCTATTCAGTCACCTTCATACCACATGTTTTGGATACGTTTTTCCGAATTGAGGGATATATTTCCGCTTCGTTCAATGGTTGCAGCGGTAGTGTTTTCTTAGACGGCATGATGGTGGTACGGGGCACGCTCGTCCCCGACGACTTCATAGAGTGGCATCCGAACCCAGGGATAAGGATAGGGCCGAACCTCCTGTCCAACGCCGACTTTGAGGAGTGGCACGCAGGGACGGTGGATTCGGAGCCGGATTGTTGGATAAATGTTCACGTTATCACGGCGGGTACGGGCACAAATAACCGAGAATCCACCGAAGTCTTGCAAGGTTGTTATTCATTGAAAATAGCCGTTAATGCTATCAATAATGGGGATCGAAAGGGAGTAAGGCAAGACATCCAAGGTAGGCTTGTAGCCGATACAGAATACATTTTTTTGGTCTGGATTAAGAATCCAGCGGTTTCTCTTGGGTATATTCATCTTAGGGTCACTGGTAGCGTTTCTGGGGATTGGGATGCGTTTTCCGATTTTGCCGCTAATGATGATTTTACAAGATATGCCGTAGCATTCACGCCAGCGGCGGGCGATATAGCCGGATTCGTGCGTATCTATGCTGAGATTCGCGCCACCAACAATGGCTGTACGGGCTGGGCCTATATCGACAAGATGATGGTCATAGAAGCCTCCGTCTACAACGGCCACAGTTTTGCCCCGGAGGAGTGGACGGGGTGCGGGTGGGTTTGGAACCATTTGGATGGGATATGCGGCCCGTCTCCACCAGAGAACACTTGCGGCCACGTCAATTATCTCGGTATAGCCGACCTGCGGGGCGACGTGGACGGCAGGGTGCGGATTGAGATGGAATCGCTTTTCTCTGATACCTATGGCCAAGGGGAGTTGACGGTGGCGAGGAGGACGGACCCTTGCCTGCCTTGCCAATTCGTGCATTTCCTGGAGGCCGAGGATGCCACGACGCAATATCAATGGGCGGACGACCATGTTGATAACGACCGTTCTGGCTGCAAAGTTTTATCGAACGGCGGGGTGCAAAATGATGGATATGTCATCTGGGACTACACGACGCTGGGCTATAATTTGGCTTGTCAGAAGGGGCGATTTCGGGTCTTGGGTGCTCTGTATGCGGAGTATGTTGGCGATGTGGTCGACGACGATATCAAATTCAGGCTCACACACGGCCCGGCAGCCTACCAGCAAAGCAGGTGGTTGCAACCGCTTATCGACAAGGTTTGGCATTGGCTGGACTTCGGGGTCTTCGAAGTGACGGGGCAGTTCTGGGGCGATGAATTGCCCTCGACGCTATACTGGCGGGTCGATTACCAAAAGGCGGCCAATGACATCGTGGAATTTGATTTCCTGCTTCTCATACCGGAAGACGAGTCAATGCTTAGGATTCCTCTGGGCGAATACTTCCTTGCAACTAATGAAGACGCTCTCTGGGATGACACCTTCGACTTCATCATGGCCATGAAACGAAACGACGCCGATGCCTTCGTGTGGCACCCGCCGATTCAGGCTGAACCCCTGGCCCTTAAGCCGGAGGAGCAGAACCGTCTTATCTTCGCTATCGGTCATTGGATCTCGGGCACCTTTCAATACAAGGGGTGTTATGTCCATGAAGGCGACGGCGAGCACATGCTTGTGACGCTCAAATATCTTCCGCAATTTGTTTCTCCCTTGGAGTAGCCCGATGTTGCCCTTGGTTATCGAGATTACCGACCAGAACGGGATACAATGGCGCCCCCCCTTCCGCAACCTCCGCTTTACCAAAACTTTCTATGGCGGTGAAGACCTGTTGATGGTATTCGTATTGGACAGGGCGGGTGATCTTGATTACCCCGACGTGGCTTATGGGAACGATGTAATCTTGCGGAACGGTTTGGCCCCACGCTTCGCCGGGGAGATCCGCCAGATAGAAAGTGACCTGGAAACCGTCACGGTCAAAGTCCTGGGCCGCTTCGTCTATCTCGATGATTATGGCTATGAGGGGATGGGCAAACTGTGGTGTGATTCGAGGTATGGAAGGTGGAAGCCGATAACCGATGCCGATTTGGCTAACCATACGCCAGAAAAGTATCTAATGGACGCCCAAAACCGAGTTTATATTGCCGTGAGGAAGGATGAGGATTACGGTAATAATATTGATATGGGTGCCTATTACTACTGGTGTCCCTATGACAACATCGAGCGGGTGAGTTTTGACTATGATGCAAAGGTGTGGGATGCGGGGCAGGGGGCCAACTGGATATTCGAACTGATCTCTGCCGATGCGGCTTTCGGGGCGCAGAACGTGGAATGGACGATGGGGGGCGGTGGCGCACTTCCTGCACAGGACGCTAGCGGGGTAAAGGACGTGACCCTGGACACTCCCCGTCCATTGATAATGTTCCGGTTGCGCCATCCGTGGGCAATTTGGAGCCCCGCTCTTACTGCTCAACAGAGAGCAATCATTACCAACCTCCGCCTCTGGGGCGAGAACGGCCCCCTCAGCAAAGCCATCGAATCCCCCTCCGTCTTTCACGTTGCCGAGGACATCATCGGGCAAGTCCAGGCCGCCACATCCATCTCCGCTGACGAAGAGAGGGTGCAGGAATCGCTCTTTGTGCGGGATACTTTCACGGATACTCCTGGAACGCTGCTTACCGCGCATACTCCAGATATAAACAAGCAAAGAGGGCTGTGGAACGAGGCGGTGGGCAATTGGGACATTCAGGGCAATGAAGCCAGATGCTTTACTGCTGGAGGGGTTGCCATAATTAATGCGGGGATTGTGGATGGAATCGTCTGCGTTGATACCACCACCGTTGTTACGGGTCTACAATCAGAAGCGATTGTCTTTCGCTACCAGGATATAAATAATTACTGGCAATGGATGTTGAGGCCGGACACCGGACAGGTTTTCCTTGGCTATTACCAAGCGGCGGGATGGAATACGGTTTGGTCGTCCGATATAGGCATCCAAGAAGGCTATACTTATAACCTGATGGTCAAACTCCGGGGCGATAGGATAGATTGCTATGTTGGCGGGATATGGCGATATGGGACGAACAATGCCCTGTTCCAAACCGAAACCGAGCATGGGATAAGTTCTGGGGCTATGGCTAATCTGACATTCGACAACTTCGAGGTCTTCCAAGCGCTTCCGATATGGCCTCTTTTCTATGAAAGGGATGAATCCTGCCACAAAGCGTTAAAAGGTATGGTTTCCTACGGCGATTGGGACTTCCGAACCTTGGGTTGGGGGGTAGAGCCGGGGGGCAACAGATTATACCTGAAACGGGCCGACCGTTCCAAAGTACGCTATATAGTACCTCCACACCATGCTTCCAGGTTATCCGCCAAGGGGCAAACCGACAAGGAGTTCGTCACCGAGGCTTGGGGCAAGTACATCGACGAGGACGGCGTGGAACGGTGGACGGAGAAGTATTACGCCCATATCACGCCGACGGGGATTGTGGCGAATACGACACCTCCCGTAGCCGGTGATTCTTCCGCCCAGACCGTATATGGAATTCAAAGAGAAAGGACGATCAACTTTGGGAGAGAGGATGCGATTCTCGCGGTCGAATATTTGCGGCAATATTTAGAAGAGCACGCCCATCCGCAGGTCAAATCCTCGTTCGAGATATTCGGCCCGGTGCAAGACCGTTTCAAGGGCGGGGCCTGGATTCAGCCCTACGAATTGGAGATGGGCTACGTGGTACAGATACCCTACTTCCGGGCGGTGGAAGTGGACAGCGTGGCGGGCAGCGATATCAGATGGGATGTGGGAGGGGGATCGGACACGACTTTCCTCCTGGTGGCTATGCAGTACGACGTTGAGAAGGGAAGGGCGAGATTGATCCCAGAAGGGGATTTAGAAGAACTGGAACGGTTGATGAAATATAGCAGAGAATTCGAACGGGGACAGGAAAGGCAATTGAAAGAAAAGAGAGCCGAGGCATCATTCAAGGGATAGACGAGTTAGGGGTCACGGGCCCGGTACGATTGTTATGGTTATCTGGACTTCAGGTTGGCTGGTGGGGATGGCCGGAAGATGAAGAAGAAAGAAGGCCATCAGAAAGGCTAGAAGCAGTTTTACGATTCTAGGAATGGGATACATCTTTCCTCCCTTGTCTCTACTATACCACAGTTTTAGAAGGAGGGCGTATGACAACCCTAGATTATCTCAAAGTGTTCAGCGAGTTGGGAGCGGTAGGCGTGCTTGGGGCAGTAGTCTATCTTTTCGTCAAGGGCAAGATCGTGAGCGAGCACTCTGTCAAGAAACTCATGGCGGCTCAGGCCAACCATATCGGTGACCTCAGAGATGACATCAAGGCCAAGATGAACGAGATGATCAGCCTGCTCAAAGAGATTCGCGACAACGGAGCCATGAATAGCAAGAAATGACGGGGGCAGATGAGCAAATTAGGTCTCCATGTACATTGTTGGAATAATAGAATTCTGGACTACTGCAAGAACGTAGGGGCGGCAGTCATCAAGAGCCTCGATCACAACGACATCATGGTGAACGAGGTCAAACGGGCACAGCCCAAGACTCTCTTGGTGGCTCGGTTATGGGTGCCTCATCAGCCACTAGACGACCCGATCAAGAACGCCCGGGACTTCACCGATCTTTTGTTGTTGCATATAGACGGCTGCCACTATGACGCAGCCGAAGGATACAATGAGTGGGATGGGGACCTGGCCTATCACGGGGGCGGGCCAGAGGGCTTGGAGATATTCAAGAGGTATGGCGACTTCGAGGCGGAACGCAGTCGGATACTCCACAGGGAGGGACTACTCTCCGTTGTCGGCGGTTGCTCAGTGGGGACACCGCCGGAGCATTGGTTCTCTCATTTTCTACCCGCATTGCAGGAAGGCGACTTCCTGCACCTGCATGAATATAGTGCACCTCGGATGTGGGATGCCGTAAACTGGCATTGTTTGAAATACCGCCATGTTTACGACTACCTTAAGGAGAACCATCTCCCTATGCTTCCCTTCATCATCTCTGAGTGTGGCATAGATGGAGGGGTTTGTGGAAGGGGAAAGGAAGGGTGGCGGAAGTTCACCTTTGCTGGTCATTACATGGAACAGTGGAAGTGGATGGATGCAGAGTGGATGAAGGATTGGTACATCGTAGGGGGTTGCGCCTTTGACTGTGGGCCCGTACCCGGTATGGGCTGGCAGTCATTCAAGATGGACCCGGAGATGCTAGACCTGTGGGCTCCCTATGTGCGGGGACAAGGGGTTTCGTATTGGGAGCCAAAGGAGGAACCGATGGACGGTTGGAAGAACGTACCCCCCGAAATAGCGCGGTGGAAACAATTGGTCGGAAAGATAACGAGTGAACACCATGTACCAATACCCGATTACCAAGGCGTTCCCGTGTCTCCCGCCAAAGCCATCGCTTGCCTCATTATGAGGGAAAGTAGGGGTGATCCAGACATCGTGAACCCGGATTCGGGAGCGACGGGGTTGATGCAGATTATGCCCTTCCACTTTGAAGAGGGGCAGAACCCCTGTGACCCCGAGTGGAACATCAGAAAGGGGTTCTCGATCTTCGAGGACAAAATAACCAAGGCCAAGGATCTATACAGAGCCTTGTTTTGGTACAGCGGAAAAGCAGACCGGCTAGAGGCTCCATTCATCGAAGACTATTGGGAGCCCTTTGTCGCTTGGTACAAGGAGTTCTGGGCAGTCGCCTTGGACGCAGAAGAGGAGGTGAACTACGAGAAGAAGTACAGGGATTTGCGGAACGGGGCGGTGGCCGCGATAACCACGTTGCAGGCGGTACTGGATGCGTAAGATCATACTCGCGTTGTCACTTTTGGTTTTTCTAGTGGCTATCTACTGGCTGCTCTGCGGAGCGCTACATTGGGAATTTCTATAGAAAGGAGGTGATGCCTAGTGGAGGACCGGTATACTGTCCCCTATATGCAATCCTGTGACGAAAGGAGGTGAGAAAAGATGGAGGCATTAGCAGCGGCGGTTCTCATAGCGGTCTTCGGGGAGCGAGTCATCGAATACTTCGTCGTTCCCCTGTTCGAAAAGGTGGGCTGGGACAAAGCGTACCTGCTCTATGTGGGCGCGTTGCCCGGTTTCATCCTGTCCGTGGCCGCAAGGATTGACCTCTTTGCGATGCTGGGCGTGGCCCTGCCCTACTATCTAGGCGTTATCGCTACTGGCCTAGCGGTGGGCGGAGGGGCCAACCTGATCCACGACATATTTGACCAGAACATCGAATACCTCACCGCAGACATCATCGAAAGCGAATAACCATCCCACCATCTTCCTGCATAGAGCCAGGGGCGTTCTTCCTCCGCGTCCCTGGCTCAAATCTTTAAGGTTCAAACCCTTGACAAGTGTTTACTTTGTGGTATAATACTTATAGTATGGTTGAGCAAGAGAACCCCGAAGTAATCAGCCTTCAAGGATACAGATGTCTACGATGTGGGCATACCTGGGTCCCCCGGATGAAGATCAGGCCCAAGGTGTGCCCTCGTTGCAAGAACCCCTATTGGGATAGGGAACGAAAGACCAGGGATAGGTAGAGTGCTTTACATAAGTCGCATAAGATTTATAGTGTGAAGTTTATCCCCCTACCCCACCACAAGGAGAGGAAGTGATTTACACAGAAGAACGGTGGGCCCCGGCATTACTCAATTACGTCTGCTATGAATGCTTTTCCGGACTTGTTCTCGACACCGATGGCCCTGTTTGCCCATTTCACGGCAACACGATGTGGTTACGTAAAGACCGCAGAAACCTCTTCGCCGGGATTCGGGCGAAATTGATGAGGGTGGTGAAATGATAACAGAGGAGTTGATACAGAAATTAGGCAAAATCGTATATGACCTTGATAACATTAACCTCGATTTTCCTAAAGGCAAGGCAATCGAGAAAGCCATCACCCTTATCCTCTCCGCCGTCCGCGATGGGCTAGATATACCTGCGGAGGCGAGGCGTACTTGGTTCGACGAAGGGTTGGGAATCGTGGGGCGGAGCGAGCCATTGAAGGCTTATCAGGCCCTAAAAGTTCTACTTTTTAATACTGTAGATATTGACCCCGAAGACGATGTAATTCTTATCGCCCTTCGCATCAAGCCCCTCTATGAGCGAGAGCACTTTTGCAAGGTCTGTGGCCGGGTGACGATACACAAATATATTGGGCCCCAACTGGACAAGAACTTGGAAGTCGCCCTTCATCTGTGGAATTGTACCGAGTGCAAAGCCATGATCTCTTTGGATGCGCCGGAGGACATGGCCTTGCGTTGTTTCAGGAGGGAAACCCGCCGGACCAGGCAGAGGCGGGCCGCCAGAAGATACGGATAGAAAAGGAGGGGAAGATGAGATTAGAAGGCACGCTTGAGAATATTCGGCTCCACTTAAAAAGCATCGAAAAGTGTAGGCGCAAGGCTCGTCAGGATGCCATTATGTATTCGAACCAAGGAAGCGCCCTTTTGGAAGGGTGGGAACATGGAAGGGCTATAGGGCTCTATGCCGGGAAGGTTCGGATGGGTTACGTATATAGGTCGTTACGACGATTAGAAGCGAGGGAAGATGACTAGCATATTCGAGATCACCGCAGACGTGGAGGTGCTTGGGAAATTGATAGCACGCCTCGAAGAAGAGGAAGTGCCAGACGAGGAACGGTTGGTTCGGCTTGGGGCATTCCTTATTTACAAGGAGAAACTGCTGCGCGAAAAGGTAGACGGGTATGTTTCTGTCTATCGCAGCCTGGAGGCCCGCAAGAACGCCAGGAGAGCGGAAGCCGGTCACCTGCAAGAACTCGCACGGTACGACGAGAATCACATGAAACGCCTCAAAGAAGCCGTCAAGTTCGTCTCCGAGAGGCTGGGCCAACCCAAACTCGAAGGCAAGACCCGGAGCATCACCGTTTCCACCAGCAAGCGCCCCGCCATCGATATCACCGATCTCAACCTAGTGCCGCAGGAATTCCTTGAGGAAGTCCCGGCCTACTACAAGCCGCTCAAGGGTGATATCGCCAAGTACGTCCAGGCCACCGGGGAGATCCCGCCAGGAGTGGAGACGCGCAAGGTCATATCGGTGAGGTTTAACTAATGGCTAAGTGGGAATGCCCGCGTTGCTTATATAGCCACTATCGCTTGATTTCACCCCGGCGATGCCCAAAGTGCGGCGGCAAGTTCTCACTGGTGCCGAGCGTGCCGAGGAAATTGCCATTGCGTACATTGCGCGGGCCCGGAAGGAGTGGTCGCCTAGTTGACTGACGAAGGCATACGCATCCTTCTGGCCTTAGAGCCCCCACGGGAGCCACCGAGCGAAGCGGAGCGGAAGGAGACAAAGATGACAATAACAAAGGTCTGGCTTCGGGAAAAATACTGGGAAGAGGGCTTGTGCCTATCGGAAATGGGCCTTTTGGCAGGGGTGAGTCTCGATACCATCTGGAAAAGGATGAAGACGTTTGGCATACCCAGGCGTACGTTAAGCGAAGCCCAGCGCCTAAGTCGTGGCGAGAAGAGTCGTCGTTGGAAGGGCGGGCGACGTACCACGACTGATGGGTATATGCTTTGGCATCAGACCCATTTTACCAAAGAGGAAATGAAAATTTTGGAGCCCATGTGGAATAAAAGTAACCCATATATTTTTCTACATCGGGCGGTTATGGCTCTATGGCTTGGTCGTCCACTAGAATCTTGGGAATGCGTCCATCACATGAATGGCCAAAGGGATGACAATTGTTTAGAGAATCTACAATTAGTAGATAGGCATCGACGACAGATTTGTCCTCGATGCGGATGGCCAATGCAAAATCCAAGGGAAGGTAAAGATGAGACCCCTGCATCCCTGCCCGATCTGCGGGATGTTGACGCAGAATGAGGTGACTTGTCGCGGCGAATGTGCGGCGGAGAACAAACGCCGGAGAAAAAAGGAGGAGGAAGATGGCAGAACATTACGGGGAAGTACCACCGGAGGAGGAGGTCCTCAGCAAAAGCCTAGTGCCGATTGAAACGCGGCTCACGATGATTGATGTCGATGGGGCCGCCGCCGCCTACGAAGCCTATCTCGAACTATGTCGGCGCATCTTGGATGAGAGTGACTACGCCACCATCCGGGGCATCAAGGCCAGGAAGCGGAGCGGGTGGGCCAAACTCAGGCGCTTCTATGGGATCACTACGATGATAACCGAACAGCAGCGCACACCTCGATTTTCGGAATGGGAGCCAGGGCAGGCTTTTGTTTATCGGTTCACGGTAACTGGCCGCCTGGGCGATAGGGTGGAAGAAGCGGATGGGGCTTGCGAGTCCACGGAACTCGAATACGAAGGCAACAACATCGCCCCCACCGAGCATAACGTCAGGGCCAAGGCACTCACGAGGGCCAAAAATCGGGTCACGGCCGACTTGATCGGCGGTGGCGAAGTCAGCGCGGAGGAATTGAACGAAGCGGTGCCAGTCAAAACGAAAAAGGCTCCAAGGCCGCGCAAGCGAAAGAAGCAACCGGACAACAACTTCCAGGCCAAGATCAAAATCCTCTACAACAAGGCCAACACCGTTCTCAGGGAAGAAGGTCTGGAGCCGTTCTACAAGACATCGGTGCAGGTCGAGGAAGCGTTGGTCACCGAAGGCGGCTTGAGCCAGAAGCAGGTATTGGCCACGGGTGACGAATCCCTGCTCAACCTTCTCGTTAAACACGCGAGAGAGGCAACCGAATGAAATGGCGATAACATATCCTGGTTAGCCGCCGGGAGCCCGGGGGAGTTCTCTTCCTCTCCTTCTCCGCTGGGCGGTGGGGTCAGACGGCACAAGATGCGCCAGGGAACCGAAAGCGCTCCGAGGCTGATACGGAGTCTGAATAGGGGAACTGATGCCGAACCTGCGAGCGATGGCTACACCATAGCGGGCATAGCGGCAGAGAGAATGTGTCGCGAGGATACTTACGCAGGTTCACCTCGCCCCCACCGCCGAAGGGATAAGGAGGAGAAGATGAAGTGGGGCGGATATGAATTGCCAAATGATCCCGGTCCTATACACAAGCACATCTTGAGCATCTGGTATGCGATAGAGGACTGGTGGCGCGGGCTGGGGGGCGAAGAGAGGGCGCTTTTGGGGCTCGTAGTCTTGGCGATGGCCTTGATGATAGTTACCCTGCGGTTCGGCCCATAAGCCACCAGAAAGGCTGCTAAAGGCTTTAACGAGGCTATTAGATGGGACTTCGGAACCTCAGAAGAAACCTACAAAGGTTTAAACGATATGGATGGACCTGGAAGACAATCGGGTTGGTATGCCATAGGAGCGAGGGATGGGCATGCGCAGTTGCCCGGAGAAGGCAGACACCGCCCGATTATGTCGTGGCCGAGGTTGGGGAGAGGTTGTGGCGGGAGATTCGTTTGTACCCGTTCTTGTGTTGGAACAACGCGCCGGAACTGGATACGCTTGTCCTAATACTTCTCAGGACGGAAGGCGGTCGTCTAACTGGCGGCCAATTGGCCAGACTTTGTGGCACGACCGACCGGACTATCAGGAAGAGCGTGAAGCGGTTAAGGGATTATGGATACAGCATTGACGGTTCGATGAGGCCTCCGAGGGGGTATCGTCTCGGTGACCATGCAATTGACGCTTGAGGGGAAAAGGGTGGTCGTAGGCGACATCTATGATCGTATTTCCTACATCTTGGAAGTGTGGCCGGAAACCCAGGAGAACTACAAGGCTCTTCAATTCCGCTACTGGATGGAATTCGACGGGTTGCGGGAGGTTCTACGCTCCGGCGATCCATCCCGATTCGAGCATTGGTATCGCTTCAGGGCCAAGTCCGCCAAGACGCTGTTGCAGAGATGCCAAGAGGTCCAGAACAGACGGCCTGACCTTGAACCTGCGGAGGTAAGGGAGAAACGGTTGAAGCAAAGTAGGCGAGGCCCTGTCGGATGAAGCGCAAGACCCTCATCGCCAAATGCAACTATCCCTGGGGGGACTTTTCCCCAACCCATGCCATCAATCATTACCTGGGTTGCGCTTTCAACTGCCCTTATTGTTGGGCGAGGGATGTATGGTGGAAGCGAATGGGCCGAAATCTGACCAAGATCTGGGGGGTGCCGGAAGATTTCGAGTGGCGGATGGCCTTGCCCTTTGAAGTTTCGCGCCTAGATTTCTTGCGGGAATTGAACCGGCTCCCGACGGATTCACGGATTCTGCTATGTTCCACAACCGATCCCTACCAATATATAGACGAAAAGGTATCAATGACGCGACGTCTTCTATTATGGCTTGGAGCGAAGGAAATACAGACAATCATTTTGACGAAATCCGCCCTACGCCCAGAACGAGATTTCGATGTTCTTAAGGGTATGGATGCGTGGTTCGGGATAACTATGGAATACCCCTTCTCCCATTCCAATTGGCACTATGCCAGGATGGCCATGCTCCATGAGGCTCACAGACAAGGTATCAAGACATTCGTAAGCCTGGAACCTTGGCTTCCGGGTGTAAATGCCAAAGATATTGTGCAGGACATGGCTTCTTTCACCAACCACTGGATCGTCGGCCCCCTGAACTATAAAGGCGTGGATACCAACTTCTATCGAGAGAACCTGCCGGGGCTCATTGAACTTTTTGAGCGGATGGGAACGTCGTATTTCATCAAGCCTGATTTGATGCGGTATCTTTAACATCACTATATAGATGTGTAGTACCCTGGCCCCGAGGGCGAGGTTAACGGGACGGCTACTTACGCTGGTCTGTTGCAGAATGAAACTGTGGGCGGGCGAGTCTTAAATCTTAAGGGTGGGTTCCTTTTCGAAAGGCATTATGTACTTTACCCTCTATTGCAAGAAGTGTGATGAGAAGATATTGCATCGTTTGATTGAAAGGCATAAGGATTATACCCGGTGGATGTGCATAAGTTGTGGGACGTTAAGATCCAACACCACGCTGAAAAGGTATAAAAGGAAAAGATGGCCGAAGAATCAATTGAGGCTGTTCTAATGGAGAGTCCCAAGGAAACAAGAAGACAATTGCGCCTTGCTCACGATAATGGAGGTGGTCTCACAGCAAGGGGTCTTGGGCGACCATCACCCCAGATGCTTGGTCTTCTCAACGGCAAGTTAGAAGAAGTGTTTAGTGGCGATGATCATAAGCGGATTTCCTTGCTTCGCTGGCTATGGGAGATAGAGGAATCATCTAAAGAGTTGACCTTTGGTCAGGCGAAGACGATGTTGGATTGGCTCATAGATCCGGAGTTAAGTCAGAGGTCATTTCAAGAAGGCGGCGGTTACATGGTGAGCGCGGAAGCCAAAAGTGCTTGTCACGCGATTATCGCTACTTATTGTGAAGAGCGTGGGCAAATGAGGCTATTATGAGAATCCTACAAATCAAATCTTTGCAACCCTGCCTTGTCATCACCGCCGACGGGGTGTTTAAACTCAAAGACGGCAAGATGAAGCGATTGGAGCCGGACCCGGAGTTGGCTTGGAAGAACAGGGCTTTCTGGCTTCACCTTGCGCTTGATAAGGATTTCGACCCGGGGGAGCACGAACCTTCTTTTATAGCGGAGATCCATTGAATCTCTTTTACGAAACCCCAGACAAAAGAGCAAGGCTATGAAACCTACATTTGGCTCTGCTTTTGCCGGGATAGGTGGCTTTGAACTAGGGCTTGAAAGGGCTGGATGGGAGTGCAGATGGCAGATAGAGAACGACAAGGCTTGCATCAAGATTCTGGAGAAACATTGGCCTAATGTAAGGAGATATAGCGATGTTGAAGAAGTCAATCCAAAGAAACTCGAAGCAGTTGACCTTCTTTGTGGGGGGTTCCCCTGCCAAGACCTCTCCGTTGCTGGCAAGCGTGGCGGACTATCTGGGGAGCGAAGCGGCCTTTTCTGGGAACTGGTCAGGCTGGCTAGGGGAGTCCGACCCAGATGGCTCCTTATCGAGAACGTCCCTGGTTTCCTGTCTTCGCACGAGGGCGAAGACTTCGCACTCGCAATCGAAACGCTTGCCGAATGCGGGTATGGTCTGGCGTGGAGAGTGCTGGACAGCCAGTATTTCGGAGTTCCCCAACGACGTCGTAGAGTCTTCATTGTCGGACATCTTGGAGCGATGTGTCCACCTGAAATACTCTTTGAGTCCGAAGGCGGCGAGGGGCATATTGCGGAGGGCGGAAAAGCGGGGGAGGACATTGCCTACTGTCTTAGAGAACGCCCTTCGCACAGTGGCGACAAGGGGGACGGGGGAGTCAACACAACCCTTATCGCAACCCTCAGAAGTGGCGGAGCAGGAGGAATCCCGTCAAGCAGGGGAGAACACATCATCGCAGGATTCTCCGCAGGGCAATCAGCAGGAGCAGGGTCAATCGCCTACGAAGAGGAACGAAGTCCAACGCTTAAAGGAGAGCCAAGCGGGACAAACCGAGTTCCTTCAATCATCTACCATAGCAAGGGTCAAGACTTCGACCTCAGAGAGTACGAAGGAATCTGCCCCGCAGTTACAGAGCGATGGGGAACGGGAGGATGCAATGTTCCCTATGTCGGTGAGGAGGCTGATTCCAAGGGAGTGCGAGAGGCTTCAAGGGTTCCCCGACGGGTGGACTTGTCTGTGCCGCTAGCATTTGATTGGCGGAGTGGAGGCGATGTTAGACTGAACATCAGCGAAAAACAGACAAGTGCATTACACTCACCACAAGCACCCGCTGTGATGACCAAGGAAGAAGCAATAGAGGAGTTTGCAAGAAGACTAAAACATTGTTTGGTTTGCCCCGACAGTCCCCGATACAGAGCATTAGGCAACGCTGTAACTGTTCAAGTGGCAGAGTGGATAGGCAGAAGGATATTGGAGTTCGGATGATCCGTTTCCTACAACACACCCCCCTAATCATAGCCTTCCTTGGCGTCTCTCTGGTCCAGAAGGTGCGCTGGGAGTGGCGGGTTGCAGGTTCGCCGCCGGGACCGCCAGCCCAGTGCATCGAGGTCCGGCTTCCGCCCCTTGTGGGAACCGATGACGGCTGGTTGCGAATGAATCCGAAACTGGAGACGGAGCCAGCATCTTTCATCGAAGGGGCGGAGGTCGACCTTTACCTAGTGACTGGCTATGCCGTAGGTGATGGATATACCCCTGGCCGCAACACATCCGATGGGTGGCAACAAGGGTTGATCCGCGAGGTCAGACCGGGGATAACGGTGGCTTGTCCGCCGAGCCTCCCCTTGGGGACGGCACTTTACATTGAGGGATTCGGCGTGAGGATTTGCGAAGACCGGGGCTCTGCTATCGTTGGGAAGCGCCTTGATGTGGCCTTCGAGACCCCGGAGGAGGCGATAGCATGGGGGAGAAGATGGATGGGAGTAATAGTTTTACAATAGAGATTCCCAAGCGGAAAAAAGATATATTGAAACAAATGGCAGAACCCCTTAGGGGAAGATTGATAGATGAGCCGCTTACCCCTGAAGACTGGCGAGAAGTTTTCTGGTTCTGGCAAACCGTGGTGCGCCCGTTTCTGTGGCGCATTGTTGGCAGGGCAAGATTGAGAGAGCAGAAGTAGCAATCCAATTCGGGAGGCAATGGCTGGCCGTGACGGTCATACAATGAAGGGAAAGGGAGGGGAAGATGAATGAGTGGACAAAATTGCCACCCTATCAAGGCCATGTTCATCAGGATTGTTTGATTTGTCCTGTTCCACTACGCAAGGCGAAGATGTATAAGCGAGTGGCGGTAGGCTTTGGCTTTGCGGGCATTGAGAAAGACGGGGAAATCCTCTACTCCGAACCATATAATGCCTCTTGGGAGGACATTCCAACCCTTATGACCTTTGAGAACATGGCTCGCAAAGACCCTGACCACGATTGGCGACTGATTCTTGACGGGCCTCTTCACGGAGAAGAGTATCAGCGACAGGGCCGAACTCTGTGGATCATGGTGAAATCAAACAAGGGTTTTGCATAGAGAGGAGTCCACCGATGACCTTTCCAAGCGACACCTACATCGACCTCTGCACCAAGCCAGAAGTGGCAGAGAAGTTGAGGGAGGAGTGGGGGCCAAAGGTAGGCGATTGGTGCGTTCTGTTAAATGGATGGGGGCAGAAGGGTGTTGCGCTTTTATTAAGCACCTTTGTCGGGGGGAAGATACACCTTTATGATAGATTTGGTGAGCATGAATTTATTTGGCGGCCAGACCAACTGACAAAAGAATGCACTTGGCTCCCCACCCAACGCCAACTCATAGCGATGATTGAGGAGAGGGGGTATGACTGGCTATTAGAGGTTGGGGCATTGAGAGACAAAGATGAGCGATATGAAGCGGTGCTTTATGGCTTGTGTACGAAGTCAACTACCGCGGTCAAAATTAGAGTTGGTGGCCCCGACCCCGAAACCGCCCTTCTCAAATGCCTATTGGAGGTGATGAATGAAAGTGACTAAGAATAAATATGTAAATCGAGCGATTGAAGTATTAAAGCAATATCATCCAGAAGCAGATGACCCGCTAGGTGGTCTTCAATTAACTGAGTGGTTGCGGCCCTTCCCAAAAAGCGAGATAGAAATGCAAGTATATCAGAATGCGCTTCTCATGATAGGGGCTATGATGGTGCGATCAGAGCAGCCTGCTTGGTCAGAGCGGATTTACATGGATGGAGGCGAAAGGTCGCCCATTAGGATTTTCATAGAGGAGAAATCTCAGACTACTGGCTGACGTTCCCATCCCAAGGGAAAGGGGAGGGCCAGGGGAGGTGAGGGAGAATGAGAAAAGGAGGTGATGTGGAATGAATGACTATCTCAAATTCTGGATCGAGGCATAGAAGAGGAGGTAATAAAAGTGAGGACTAAAAACAACTTGCCCTGGGATAGACATCTAGCAGGCTGGAGGTTTCAAAGAGTATGTAGAGTCTTTTGCTTCATCGGACTCCATCTTGCAAGAACTGGGAATCTCTATGGTAAGCTAGGGCTTGTTTGTTGCGACCATTGCGGTGCAGTAATAGTTGAATAGGTGCTGGGTGGAGCAGGGGAGGGGATAGAGAGGCGAACGATGCCTAAACAACAAACAAATGGTACACCATCCCAGGTCAGGGACAGAGAGATACTAGAGGAGGTGTTGGGGCCACACATGGCGGCTTTTGCCCCAGTAAGTTTTATGGCTGGATACAGGGCTATCAACATAGCCAGTCTCGCCTCCCAAGCCATCATAATACCTGTGGAGGTGGACCATATAATTAGTCCTTTTCGGGGAGAGCCCGCTACTCGAATCGGAGTATATACGGAAGGCTTTACCTGTCCGCAGGATACCTATGTGCTTGGCCACCACGGCATCCCAGGCAAGGGCTATGCGATCATAGTGAGTGGGGAGAAGGATGAAGGTTGAAAGCATGGCCAAAATCAATGAAGCAAACTGGCGCATAGCCCTAGAGGAACGTTCTGGGGGTGTCAGCGAAGTCACGGGGCGTCCCGGCGAGGTCGGGCACCACATCTTGGGAAGGGGGAAGCCGAGGGGGTTTAAGGCCCTTCCGGAAGCCCTCAAAGAGAAGTGGCCCCATGTCCTGATGAATGGGATTGTCCTCACCCGGGGAGAACATCAATGCGCGCACAAGTACAGTAAAATGATGCGGGTACTTTTGTTGAACTTGCTCTTGTTGCGCCACGGTGATAGAGTGTGGGAAGGACGAAGTTACCGCGAATGGTTGAATGAAGAACCATTCAACTCATGGCTTTAAGGAGGAAAGATGAAGGTAATTAAAGATTTCCGTATCAATGATATTAAAGCCCATGAGATTCTTTTTGCTATCACGTCGCCAGATGGTTACGAAATGGAGCGGCTCATCTTACTAGAAATCGGGAATATGGGGGAATATATTTTACTAGAGGGTTACCATTGTTCATGTTATGAGTTTGATATCGCAGATTGGGAAGCGACGGCATATAGCGAAGAAGAACTTGCAAAATTAATCCAAGCAGAAAAATCAGATCCGCTTCGCATCAGGCTCCGACAATTTTTAGAATATTATAAGAATGGCTGAACGAACCGCCGTTCAAGGAGTTTTTATGAGGGAAGTAAAGATTCTAGGCATTGTTTTTGCGCTTCCGCCCCTGAAATCCCCATCTCTTCTGTTCCGGTGGTTCTTGGCCTGGAAGAGGGCACAGATTTTAGTGCCAGGATTTCGGCGCATTAAGGAAACGATGCATGGGGCCGCCGAGGCTATTAACGGGCTTGCAAAGGCCATGAAAGATGCCAATATGGAAGAAGAGGGCTGAACGAACCGCCGTTCAAGGAGTGGCTGTGATGGAAGAAGGGTTGAAATGTAAACATTGTTGGTGGCTTGCGCCAGAACGAAATTTGAATTGTTGCGCAGGGTACTATCGCGTCAAGGATGAAGATGGGAAGGTGATAGTGGACCCCGAGCAATCCGCCTGTTCACTAATCGTTCTCTTGGGGACACTGTTGGCGGAACGGGCAAGTCTTTGGGAAGCGACAGAAGAATTGAAGGCGGCGATTTTGAAAGAGTGTCCATGGTTATTGCGTATATTTGATAAGTTGATCGCGGTGCTAATCAAGGAGAGGTTGTGATGGACGTATCTGGCGAAGGTCGTTATGAGCATAAGGTTGGTGACAAAGATTGCTATGAAGGTTGGTGTGGCGGGGAATATCCAAAGGCTTGTGAATGTGGAGGTCTTATTCATGCCGACTTTGGGGACGAGGATAGTGATTGCAATTATTGGCTGTTTAAGAAATGTGATAGGTGTGGGGATGAATAGATTCGGGCTTGACAACCACAAAGGATAAGGAGGAGGGATGACACAATTATTCAAAACAAAACAAACAACCACTTACTATAGGCAAGGGCGTCGAATACATTGCGATATAGAAGAGCGGGGTGGCTTGTATGCCCTTGAAGATGAAGGGCACGAGGAGGCTATGATTCTTCATTATCGCCCATTAGTTGACGAAGGCGTGATGGAAGAAAGCGATGAGATACGCATTTCTATAAGGTTAATCTTTGTGCGCGACTGAAAGATAAGTGCTTTGAAGTCCGAATAGTTGACAACCACAAAGGATAGGAGGAAGTGATGGAAGTGTTTAGGCGATGCAACGAATGTGGGTTGTTAAAAGATCCGGGGCAGGGGCGCTTGATTATCATCAAGGATCACTTAACGACTATTTGTGATGGCCTAGTGGGCGACATTATCGAGCGCGGGATAGAGATAATATGGGTGTGTACGAAATGCTTGGGTCCATCATCTGTCGAGGTTGATATTACGCTTCCCTAACTATTTGACAGTCAAAGGATAGTATGCTATAATGGCGATTGAACCAAAACCAAGAACCCATAGTAGGCAACGCTCGCGCAGGGTTGTCAGGATGGTCAATTGGTTGCGTTGCAATGAGCATCAGATCATTGAGATAGATAAGGGCAAGATTAGGCTGGATTTCGCCGGGGATAATTTGGTTGTCCGGTTAGAATCCACGGAACAGATAGAAAAAGAGAAGATTTAGGCCCGTAGCAGGGCAGTTGGTCAGGGAGATAACCGCCGACATCGAAAGGTGTCGGCTTTTTTGCGTTATTGGGAACCCATGGATCGGTAAATGGCTAGGAACCCATCAAAGAGAAAATGTAAGGCATGGCTCTCGGATAGAAGCCGTAAATGCAAAAGGTGGGCTATGCGTGGCAAGGAAGTCTGTTACACCCATGGCGGGGCAACCCCCATGGGCATCAAGAACCCCAATTTCAAGCATGGCCGTTACTCCAAATACATGAAACCAGCCGTGGCCGAGTTCATGGATAAACTCCGAGATGAGATCAACATAGAAAGCGTTGACGAGGAAATCCTGGCAGCCACGGCCCTTTTCGTTTGGCACATGCAAGAGACGGGAGAAGATTGGCTCAAATATGCTAGGGAACTCCTGGTGGCGATCGTGTCATTCAAGGAGAAGCGCCACCGGATGATGTATGGCGAGAAGGTGGCCATCACGGTGACCGAGGCTCAAGCATTCATAGTGACGGTGGTCAATGTCATTGACAAGGAAATTATTGACGCTGAACTCAAGCGCCGGCTCTATCAAGGCATCGGAATCCCCGATGATCTCCTTGCTCGAGCAGGAATTGGAGCGGCGGGGGCCTTCAGCGAAAATTGAATGGCCGGTCAACGAGTTTGGCTGGCTCAACAAAATAGACGGCGCACCTTACAAACCGAATCCCGGGGGACAGGAAGCATTCCACGCCAGCGGAGTACGTTTCAGGGCACTCATAGGCTCTAGGGGGTCAGGCAAAACCGCCTGTGGAGTACAGGAGGCTCTAAAGATGATCAGGGAGCGCCCAGGTATGCCCGGGGCGATGATTGCCCCCGATCACCCACAATGGCTGAAAGCCGCTGAAGAGTTCTGGAAGTGGGTGCCAGAAGACCGGGTCGTTCAGCACCACAAGACGGAATGCTGGGTGCTTTTCGACAACGGGGCAAAGGTCTGGTATGGGGGCATTCACGATCCTGATTCCTGGCGCGGGCCGAACTTGAACTGGGTTTGGTTTGACGAAGCGGCGAGGAGCCCCGAAAGGGCATGGCTGATCCTATTGGCCACAGTGCGTGTACCCCCCGACCCGATGGTGTGGATCACCACCACGCCTCGGGGGATGCGCCATTGGGTCTACGATTTCTTCGTCAAGAAGGATTGGCCGCAGGAAGTCCTTGACCTTTTCGGGGGCGAAGTCCCGGTCGAATGGTTCCACGCCAACATCGAACAGAACAAGGAGCATGTGGACCCGGGCTTCTACGCTTCGCTCCTGACGGCCTATACGGGAGCGTTCAAGAGACAGGAAGTCGGCGGGGAATTCGTGGAAGAAGGAGGGACGCTTGCTTCAAGACATTGGTTCGGGATTGTCGATAAGGCTCCAGTGGAGGCTCGTCGAGTACGGTTCTGGGACTTGGCTGCTACTGAAAAGCGATTGGCAAAGGAAGACCCAGATTATACCGCTGGCGCGAGGGTTGCCCTTGCCGATGGCTGTTACTACATTGAACACATGCTTCGGGATCGTCTCAGCCCTGACGGTGTTCAGCGCTTCATAAGGCGCACGGCGGAGATAGATCAGCCGAAGGTGCGAATCGGGATAGAACAAGAACCGGGGGCGAGTGGCAAGACATTGGTGGCTCATTATGTACGCGTGTTGACCGGCCACCACACGAAGGGATACCGGCCTACCGGGGATAAAGTTGCAAGGGCGATGCCCTGGTTGGGCCAGGCAGAAGCGGGAAACGTGAAATTGGTCCGCGGCCCTTGGAACGAGGCTTTCTTGGATGAGGTGGAGAACTTCCCATTGGGTGATCACGACGACCAGGTGGATGCCGTGAGCGGGGCGATGCAGATGCTGATGAAGGCACCGGGTATCATATTCTTGTGAGGGAGGAAGAATGAATGCTTTGGAATTTGTCATCTTCTTTTGCACCTTCGCATCGGGATTATTAATAGGGACTTATCTTCATCACTTGTATAGATTAAGGCGATTATGAGCGAACCCTTCCTTATCGGCTTTTGGGGCGTCCTGGGGGCATTGGCAGCCGTTCTAACGGTGATTGCGATACTTGGCTTGGGATATTTCACCGTCCTGTTCGCCAGGGTGTCCCTGACGGTTTGGAGGAGGCGGAAATGACCATTTGGGTCATTCGTGGTGGAGAGATAGTGGGTTACGAACGCTTTGGTGAATGCTTGGGCTGTGGGGAATGCTGTGAGCGATTAGCCTATGGTTGCCTGATGGCCGAATCTCCCAAAGAGGCCAAGGACGGCAAGTACGCAGATTTAACAAAGAAAGAGGGTTGGGCCGTAGAAGATTGGGACGATGAGGCCAAATGGCGATGGTGGGGGCCGTTCGATATTACCGAGCGGGAAGAACCGTGTGAATGCTTCGTTTCCGACACGAAGCGTTGTAAACGGTTTGGCGAAGAGGATTGGAAAGAGATTTGCCGCAAGTTCCCACTAAGGCCAGAAGATATGGCGGGGTTATCCAACTGTGGATTCAGTTTCGAGAGGCTTGAAGCATAGATGATAGCCGACATCATCAAAGAGATGCGAAGGCAACTGGTGGGGGAGCGTAAACAGGTGACCGGCCTCCCCATTGGATGGGGGCCATCCACCAGCACTCCGAAGGTGGACTTCGCCACGCTGTCGAAGGACGGGTACGAGAAGAACGCCTTGATCTTCGCCTGCATCAACGAGTTGGCATCATCCGCTTCCGAGGCAAAGTGCATCGTGGAGAAGCGGAACCGCAAGGGTGAGTGGGAAGCGTGGCCTCAAAGCCGCCTGCAAAGGCTCCTTGACAACCCCAACCCCCTGATGTCGGCTTACGAGTTCTGGTTCCACGTCATTCTCTATCAATCCTTGGCTGGCAACTGCCTTTTCGAGAAGGAGCCAAGCGGGGCGGGCTTGACGGTGGGCCTCTGGTTGATGCGACCCGATTATGTGTCCATCAAGGCCATAGAAGTCAAGGCTGGAGAGCGTACGAGGAAGAAGATCGAGTTTTACAAGTGGCAACCCCCGGGGGGCGGCCAGGTGAACTTCGTGCCCGAAAAGATCATCCATTTCAAGCATCCCCACCCCAGGGACGAACTATGGGGCTTCCCCCCGTTGGCCGCCGCGGCCAGGGCGGGTGACACCGACAACTTCGCCACCGATTTCGTCCAGGCGTTCTTCAAGAACGCCGCCGTGCCGTTCGGGATACTCAAGATCGGCGGATTCGTCGATGAGGCCATGCAGAAGGAAGCGAAACAGCGGTTGCAACAACTTTATGGAGTAGTCAGCGGGCAGGCGAGATGGTTTGAGCCGATGATATTGGGCGAAGGCAGCGAATGGATCGAGATGGGCAAGTCGATGACCGATATGGATTTCCCGCAGTTGCGGAGGATCACTGAGACGCGGATATGCGAGGTCTTCCAAGTGCCGCCGGGTTTGGTGGGGGCATTCGTCTCCGTGGAAAGGGGCGCATTGTCTAGTTCCGACCTGAAAGAAGAGCGCAAAACATTTTGGCTTGACAAACTCATGCCCACCTATAAGAAGCACGCCGACACGCTCAACCGGCAATTGACCCCGGAGTTTGGCAAGGACGTTCGGATCAGGTTCGATTTCTCGGCGGTGAAGGCTCTCCAAGAAGAACAAACCGCTATATTCACTAGGGCAAACGAGAGCATATCGGCTGGATGGTTGACGGTAAATGAAGCGCGGAGCATGGCGGGCTTGGAGGAAATTGGCCCTGCTGGCGATGTATTCTTACGGCCCATGATGCTCTTACCAGTGCAGACCGAGGAGAAGCCGACACCCCCGGGGGCCAAGGCTTATCTGAGGACAAAGAGCGCCCATATCCCCGAACAATGGAAGGAGCGGTGGGCCAAGGGGATAGACCTTGTGGCCACCGCCTGGGAAAGCGTATTCCGAAAGACGGCGGCAGGTCTCTTCCGCAAGGAGAAGGCTGAACTATTGAAGATTCTAAGAAAGGAAGGGAAGGCAACCAAGCAGGGCGACCCATTCGCAACATTCTTAGAAGAAGGGGCGGCTTACCTCATGGTTGACAAAGACGCTTGGGCGGAGGAGTTCACCCCCCTCTTCTCGGGGCTCGTGGCGGCCCAGGCCGACAACATCCTGGGGGCTTACGGGATTTCCTTCGACATCAACCGCCCGGAGGTTCAGGAATTCCTGAAGGGCTACACCTACGAGTTTGCCAAGGGCATTGAGGGGGTGAGCGAAAAAGGCTTGCGGGAATTGGTGGCGCAAGCCCAGGCCGAGGGGTGGTCAGTCCCAACGCTTCGCAAGGCCATAGAGGAGGACACAAAGCACTACTACGACAAGGTGCGGTCGAAACGGATCGCCCGGACGGAAACGATAAGGTCTTCCAATGCGGGGACGGAGGAAGCATGGAAGCAGGCGGGCATTGAGAAGAAGCAATGGTACGCCACCCTTGACGGGCGACAATGCGCCGAATGCGAAGCCCAGTACGAGTATTCGAAGGCGAACCCGACCATAATGGGGGGCGACTTCCAAGCGGGTATTCCCTATCCGCCCCTGCACCCTAATTGCCGATGCACGATCTTGGCCTATTTTGAGGAAGGATGAAATGAGCGGATTCATCGTATCGAAGTCTTATGCCAAATTGCTCAAGAAAGCCCATAAAGAGGGCAGGGCAATGCAGGGGCTAGATATATTGGTCAAGATCAGGGATTCGCTTGCCGCTAAGGAGAAGTTACTTGCAGAACTGAAGGAGGTGAAACCATGACCGAAAGATGGGAACCCAAAGAGCGCAAATCCTTCCCGTTTGTCCTTGAAGAGAAAGGCGTGGATATGGAGGAGCGCACTTTCAAGGGCTATGCCGCCATATATGGTCACTTTGACGGTCAAGATATCATCGACAAGGGGGCGGGCAAGAAGACGCTTGCTGAATCGGGGCATCGGGTGAAGATTTACCACATCCATGATTGGAGAGAACCGATAGGCAAGCCGATAGAATTGAAAGAGGTGCCGCGCGGCAAGTTGCCAGCAAAGGTCTTGGAGCGCGCCCCTGATGCCACGGGTGGACTCTATATTCATGGCCACATTAGCAAAACCACCAGGGGGGAAGACGACCTGATTTTGATGCGTGATGGTGTGATGGATGAACTCTCTATTGGTTTCGACACAATGAAGGAGGAATGGGTCGAGGACGAAAAGGGTGGAGAGATTCGCCATATCAAGGAATATAAATTGTATGACATCTCTCCTGTGCCCTTGGCCATGCAAGTTGGGGCTATCGTTGTAGATGTCAAGGCCGCCTGGGAAGAAAAGGTCGAAGAGACGGACGATTTCATCCACGTACCCGCCCCGGGTGAGGAGGGGAAGCACAAGGATCACCGCATTCGCTATATCGACATTGACAAAGACAAGGGCATCCGGGCCAAGTATTGCGGGGAATGCAAGGTGATCATCTCCTATGTCTTCGAGAAGGAAAAGACATGGACGGTCAAGAAGGCGGTGGCGTGGGTCAAGGAGCATCACAAGAAGAGCGTTGAGACTGTTGCGGGAATCCTTGCGATAGAGCAACAGATGATAACTCAAGCCGCTATGCAAGGGGCAGAGATCCAAAGACAAAAGATAGAAGCGATTTAGGGGGCAAAATGGCAAAGCCAGGAGATGTGATTCTCCATCCCGAATTTAGGGGTTTCATAGAGATAATTGTGAATGTCAATGAAGGGGGCGAACCAGCTGGTGGCTGGCTTATACCGCCAGGACAGCCCAAGAAACTCATCGATGCTTTGGTTCAAGAAGCAAAAAGACTAGCAACACTTTAACATAGCGATTTTTGGTCTGAACATCCAAGGGCAAGCCGAGCCGGGCCTGGTGTTCCACTCACTTGCGGTCAACTTGGGGGCTTGGGTCTCCAGGGGGACGAGGACTACGACCGCATTACACCTTGAAAGGAGGTGAAACAAGTGGAACACAAAGAACTGTACGAAGAGGCACTGGCAGAGAACGAGAAGGGGCTTGCCCTCTTTGAGTTGATCAAGAAGGGCGAGGAGCCCTTTGAGAAGTTCGCGGAGGCCGAGAAGCACATCGCCGAGGCCGGGAAGTTGATGGACCAGGCCAACCTGGTCAAGAAGGCCGCGGAGCAAGCGGCGTTCCTGACCGAGGGCATTGGTTCTCTCACTGCCGCGCCGCCAGAGGGCAATGGTGA